CTATAAGCATATATAACAAAAATTAAATGATATATAAATATATATCCCTATTTTTTAAGTTTTATCTATTTATTATTAGATTAAAAACAAGCAAAAATAAGCAAAATTATGTCAACAGATTACGAAATATTCAAAGGAAAAACACTCGGAGATGTGTTCAAAGACATCTATGATAATTCCCATACCAATAAAAAACAATTAGAAGTTCTAATGAAAGAGGTAGTGGGGTTTATTAAAGATGGTGATACTGCCGTGCAAATAATTCCTATGTTAAAGGAATACTTAGAAATCAATGTAAAGAACGATGAGCAACTCGTCAAACTAGCAACAATCGTTCAAAGAATTACAGCAGCTGAAGGTAGAGCAACAGCTGATGGAGATGAGTTCGGATTATCCGAATCAGAAAAAGAACAATTAATGGACGCAATAGAAGAAAATGTTCAAGAGTTACAAAACAAGCAAGACGAGATTATTCAAGATATCAAACAGGAAAACTAATGGCTTTTCAAAATACTAAGTCTACTGGAGGTGGTTTAAAAGACCAGTTCAGAAATGATGTAGTTACTACAAATGAAATGCAATTGCAATTAAAGCAACTTGCGACTGACGTGGAGTTCTATGAATTAGAACCATTTGAAGTAATGGATATTTACAGACCTAACGCAGAAAATAGAATTAATACTCCCGGTGTTGTAAAGGGTAGGAATGTAATTTCAGAAGCAAGTAATAAACCCGATGAAATGAAACTTTATTATCCACTAAATCCAAATATCTTACAATATCCAGTTGTCGGTGATATATTGGTTGGTATGTCTTATAAGAGTAGAAGATACTATATAGCAAGTTTACAAGAAAATTTATTAAATGTTAATCCTAATTTTCGTGAACAATTCAATCAAAGTGGAGTGGGTGATTTAGAATCAATAAGTGCTAAACAACAATCAATTGGTGTATTGAATAGTGGTAGAAAAATAAATGATTTCAAATCAGGTGAATATTTTAAAGATGATAAATCACCAAGACTTATAGGTTCAGAGGGTGATACTATTATTCAAGGTAGATTCGGACAATCAATACACTTAGGTAGTAATCAAATAGCAGGAAAAGAAGAATCACCAAATGTAAAAGTTGTAGCAGGACTACAAATTAGTGAAGAAAGTTTACCACTTGATAAATCATCTATGTATATGACTACTAAAGAGTCAGTCAGATATTCAGAACCAACTTTAACATTAGGTACACAAGTCGGATTAAATACCGATTATTCAGAACCACAAATAATTTTTGATTCTGATAGAATTATACTGAATGCTAAATTAGATGACATAGGAATATTTTCACAAGGTGATGTTCACATAAAAGGAAATAGCGTAAACATTCACAATAATGAAGCGGTTAACATTGTAACTAAATCATTAGTAGCAGATACATCAGCAGGAGTAAAGAAAGATATAACTAAAAAACTAAATGATGTAGATGGTGATACAAAGTTATTACCAGAAAACATTTTACCAATGGCAGAATCTATGAAACCACATATAGCAGCTATTAACAACGGAGTAATATCAGCGGCATCAAAAATATTACCACCCGTAATAGCACCAGGAACACCAAACCCATTAAATCTTTTTGGTCATCTACAAGACTTAAGGTTTTTTCAAAATCAATTACTAGAAGTAAAAAAGTTTTTTAAATTTGAATGGTTAAATAAACGAGAGTGGAAAACCGTGTCTTTGAATGAAGTTACGGAAGCACTCGGATTAAATGAATTAGATTCTCTTCCTGAAGATAACATAGTTAAGTGGGAAGAATTTTTTGATGATGTAGATGCGGCAAAAGCTAAAGTAGCAAACATACAAGCTCAGGCAGCTGCAGCAGCTGTATCGGTTGCGGCATTAAATGCAGCATTCGATGCGATACAAGGTGGTGGTAGTAGTGTTGAACTAATAGTAGAAGCACTTGACGCTTACGAAGCAGACCCAAATAATCCACCATTAGACACAACAGATATCAGAGATATCATTTCAGATGGTGCTGATGCTGAAGATGTTAAAAGATACCTTGACTTTGGTGGTTCACCACAAGTTAGAGAATTATTAATCAGTTCTCAAAAGAGGGAGCAAGATGCTCAAAAAATGTCTTCAATGGGAATAATTGCAGACTTGATTAATGAAGGAATGAATTTATAACTAAATAGGAGTAGTAATGAAGAAAAATGACTTAGTAAAAATAATCGAATTAGTTGTCCGTAAAGAAGTTAAAAAGCAGATGACCGAGATATTTATTAACGAAGATAAAGAAATCAGCTTATCAGAAGTTATTTCTAAACCAAAACAAAAAGCTAAAAAAAGAAGAGTTAAAAAACAATACTCAAAAAATTCAGCATTGAACGAAGTATTGAACAAAACCAATCCATTAGGTCAAACTGACGATTACCCATCATTGGGTGGTGGAGTATTAGGTTCAAACAATATGGCAGAAGTATTGGGTTATGGAAATTTAGGTGGAAAGCAAGATAAAGAGACAGCAAGAGAAATGGCAGCAGTAGACACAATTAAGAAAGCTGGAGTTAGTGTAGATTCAGTTCCAGAAGGTGTACAAGATGCTTTAACTCGTGATTACTCTGGACTGATGAAAGCAATTAACAAAAAGAAAAAAGGTGAGAACTTTAGACCATAATGGCAAGTGTAAGAGAAATAGATAGAAATGATGATGTGTATGTTGGAGTTAGATTTCCATTAGGTTACAGTCAAGAAGGATTTTTGTTTAAGACAAAAACTATATTGGAACAAGCAAAAGCTAATATGAGAAATCTATTATTAACATCAAAGGGTGAGAGAGTTATGCAACCTGAGTTCGGTTCAACACTAATGGATGTGATTTTCAATCAAGGACCAGATATTCAGAATCAAATTGATGAAGCTATTAGAGAAGCAGCTTCAACTTGGTTACCTTATGTCATTATAAACGAAATATCTATGTTTGAAGAAAACAATCAAGTTGATGTATCAATAGATTTTTCAGTATCATTAGAACCAAATTCTTTTGAAACATTAACATTTAATTTTAATATTGGAGAATAAAAATGCCGAGGCAAGTAGACTACGGAACACATAAAAAGTTAGTAAAGAAAGAGGTAAACTATCTCGGTAGAGATTTTCGTGATATTAGGCAAAACCTTATTGAGTTTGCAAAAACTTATTTCCCAACAACATACAACGATTTCAATGAAGCATCACCAGGTATGATGTTTGTTGAGATGGCTGCATATGTTGGTGATGTATTAAATTACTATGTTGATAATCAATTCAGAGAAACATTATTACAATTTGCAGAAGAAAGAAAAAATGTATTGGCAATCGCCCAATCATATGGATATAAACCAAAATTAGCAGCACCTTCTACTGCAACATTAACTGTTCAAGTTGATGTTCCTGCAAAAAATTTAGGTAGTGGTAACTTTAAAGCAGACTTAGATTATGCAGGTATACTAAGTTCTAATTCTACAGTAGCATCAACAAATGGAACTGAGTTTAGTTTAATGGATGATGTTAATTTTAAAACATCAAGTTCATTAGACCCAATGAAAGTAGAAGTATTACAACCATCTTCAGGTAATGTTCCGACAAATTATAGATTAACTAAAAAAGTTTTAGCAAAATCAGGAATAAGAAAAACAGAAACATTTGCATTTACATCGGCCAAAAAATTTGACAAGATAGTTTTATCAAATGATAAAGTGACAGAAATTGTATCAGTAACAGATAGTCAAAATAATATATACTATCAAGTTCCTTTCTTAGCACAAGATACAGTGTTTGAGTCAGAAGAGAATACAACACTCAATGACCCATCGTTATCACAATATCAAAATGACACACCTTACTTATTAAGATTAATCAAAACAGCAAGAAGATTTACAACTTATGTTCGTGATGATAATAAAATGGAAATAAGATTCGGTAGTGGTATTAGTGCAGACGCAGATGAAGAAATAATACCAAATCCTGATAATGTTGGTTCATCATTAGGAACAGGCATTTCAAGATTAGATGAAGCATTCGACCCAACAAATTTCTTAAAAACACAAACATTTGGATTAGCACCAAGTAACACAACACTTACCGTAACTTATAATTATGGTGGTTCAGTTGAGGATAATGTTCCTTCTAATGCTATTAATAGATTTAGTAGAAAAACATATACTAATAGCACAACAAGTTTAAATAGTGATACACAAAATACATCAAATGCAACATTAGCATTGTTCAATGAGGAACCTTCTTCAGGTGGTGCAAGTCAAGAAACATTAACAGAGATAAAGGAAAATGCTGCAGCATATTTTAATGCACAAAACAGAGCAGTAACAAGAGCAGACTACATAACAAGAGTTTATTCCTTACCACAGAAATATGGAAACATAGCAAAAGCTTATGTTGTTCAAGATGAACAATTAGAACAAGAAGGACAATTGGAAGTTATCAATGGAGTAGCAAAGAAAGTTAATCCAACAACTATTCCCAATCCGTTAGCACTAAATATGTATTTATTAGGATATACAGGAGATAAAAAATTAACTCAAGTAAACAATGCAGTAAAACAAAATTTAAAACTATATCTTTCACAATATAGATTATTAACAGATGCGATTAATCTTAAAGACGCTTATGTTATAAATATTGGTGTTCAGTTTAACATTATAACTCGTAGAGGATATAATAAAAATGATGTATTGTTTAGAGCAATACAACAAGTGAAGAGTTTCTTTGCAACAGAAAAATGGCAAATTAATCAACCAATCGTGTTGAGTGATTTAGCATATCAGATTTCATTAGTGGATGGGGTAGTTTCTATTGTTCCACCAGAAACAAATAATCCACAAAAGAATTTAATTGTTATTACGAACAAACATTTAACATCAGACAATTATAGTGGTAACGTTTATAGTATTGATGAATCATCAAAAGATGGAATCATATATCCATCATTAGACCCAAGTATATTTGAACTGAAATTCCCCGATACAGACATCGAGGGAAAAGTATTGGGAGATAAATAATGCATTATTTTGAATTTGGAAAACGAGATACAACACTTTATTCGGGCGGAACAACATCTTCCATTAATACTGGATTAGACGAAATATTAGAAGTCAATAAAGTCGTTCAACAAAATGGTAGTATAGCAAACGTATCAAGAATCTTGATGGACTTTGACTTAGCATACATCTCGGAATCAATCCAAAGTGGTGTAATGCCAACAGGAACAAAATTCTTTTTAAATTTATTCGACGCAACATCAGAAGAAGTTGAAGCAGAACAAAAATTACACGTCTATATGGTAAGTGGTAGTTGGAAAGCAGGAACAGGAAAACTTGACCATAATCCAGTAACGGATGATGGGGCAAGTTATCAATATCGTAATCACGCAGCAAAAACACCTTGGGTAACAGGTTCAGTATTGACTGAGGGTGGTACTTGGTTTACATCAAGTATTGACGCCAATCAAGAGTATGGAATTAGTTCTTCTTTCGATATTACGTTTGACAAGAAGGATGTCAGAGCAGACGTAACGGACTTGGTAAATAATTTTATTTACTCAAGTTCAGTTTATCCGAACAACGGATTTATTATCAAAAGAGAAGATAGTGGTTCTTATGGAAACAACAACGCAACAGCAAGTTTTGATTTCAATACAGGACAAGAAGGTGATTCAAGTCGTTTAGGAAATCTAAAATTCTTTTCAAGAGAAACACATACAATATATCCACCTAAGTTGGAAGCAGTATGGGACGATTCAGTTTGGTCAACAGGAAGTTTATCACCATTAAGTTCAACAGATTTGGAAAGACTAAAAGTTTATTTTAAAAATTTAAGACCTGAATATAAGGAAAAGTCAAAAGTAAAACTAAGAGTAGTTGGTAGAGAATTATATCCAACAACCGCTTTTGCTACAACACCTGCAGAATTAGATGTAAAATATTTACCAAGTGCATCTGCTTTTTATTCAGTTCGTGACGCAGAAACAGAGGAAGAAATAATTCCATTTGGAACAGGTTCAAAGATTAGTTGTGATTCAACAAGTAACTTCTTTAATATACAAATGGACGGACTACAAGCAGAGAGAAATTATAGATTTGCTATCAAAGTAATTAGTGGTAGTAACACTACTGATGAGCAAATTAATTTCTATGATGATGAATTTGAATTTAGAGTGGTGAGATAAAATGCCTTATTTACCATCGGACGCAAGAAAAAAATCTGAAGAATATAATAATATTCTAAGTGGAGATGTCATAGAATATCAGAATACAATTGAAGACCTAAAGAAGTCATTAAATATATCAGGTTCAGTAGTTGATGCGAAAGCACCACTAAGAAATTCAGAAGGAATATTACAATCATTTGAGGGTTCAATAGATGGATTATCATTAGAAGAAGATTTTCAACAAGTTCGTTTAGAAAACAAACAACAATTCTTTACGGGACAACTTGATAATAGTTTTAGTTTCTTTGGAGCAGGACAAGATGGTTCAACAACAGATTCAGAAACAGAGACAACAAGCAACCAAATAACTACGGAAGTAATTGAGTTTCAAGCAACCATAAGAGATTATTTAATTCAAGTCATCAATGAGTATTTTAATGAAGAAAACA